ACCATGTAGTTCTCAAGTAAAGACTCACATCTTGAACGGGGCTTGTAGCGTGGAGTGATCGATCTGACAGTCATCACTAACTTAGATAAACGAGAGGCTCTCCTTTAAAAGGACTCACCCACTCACGGGTGTCTATCCTATTTGTCAACTACCTTCTTTCCTAATTCAAGCCAGCTTGTTTGTTGTGTAACACTAAGATTGCCTTAACTTGTGCGGAGGAGGGTACACAAATATTTACACACACACCACCACCCCTCCCCCCCATGCAAAGTAAGCACCAACTAACATAAGGCTGAATGAGAATCATTCGCATCTAGGTTAACCAACCAAGCGGTCGGGTAATGCTGAATCTAAATGAGAATCATTCTCAATTGGTATATATGGGATATGCACCTTTTTCCATACACCTAATAACTTCCAGTCATATACACTCAGAATTCAGAATTCAATAAATTAGGTTTCATAATATGGGATTGCACTGTTTTGGTGAATAACTGCAACTCACTGCTCTGATTTGGTGCAGAGTGTTTACTAACATCACCACTTTGGTGCGCTCTGTTAGTGAGCACTATCATTGCATGGCTTGATTTTGATGGAAGTCAAATATTGGCATGGTCTGTGCATTAGTAAATAGTCCTAGGACATTTTTTCAACACTTTAAAAGGCTTTAATATCATGAAAACACTTAACCTCAAATTAGCAGAATTGTCGGAATTGTCGGTTATCTTAGCCAATCGGATAATTGAATTAGAAAATAGTCATGGTAGCAAAGATCCTATGATCGAAACAATAGTGACTAGACAATTGGGGCAAGCAAAAACAATTTTGGCAAGTGTTGAAGATATACTCTTCAATTATCACGCTAAATAAATTCTAGGGTCTAGGGCATTCTGTAGAGTGTCCTAGCATCTAGGGATTTTCCTAGACTTTGAAAGGCTTAAAATGAAAAGTAACGCATGGAAAAAAGACTATATTGTCATTAGGCATAATGACTATGATGACACTTGGACTGATAGGACAATCCCTTGCACTTTCCTGCAAGCAGTTAAATTTATATCGTCAAATAACTGGAACCATTACGAGGTTAAGGGAAGTGTTCGCATTGTTACCCTTGCAGAATTTGAGACCATTAGAACACTAGCAAAGGCTTAAATTCTAGGTTATAGACCCTTACTTGTAGGGGTTTATGCCCTAGGGATTTTCCTAGGTTTTTTTTGATAGGTGTTAAAAATGGATAAACAACTGCAACAATTGGAAAGCCTGCAAAGGGCTAAAAATGGTGATTCTCTGCTCAATATCCCTAACATTATGCAAGGGTTTACTGCAAAGGGAATTAGCCCTAGTGAAATTATTCCTAGGGAGAATGTCTTTACCTATAACGCATGGAAAGCCCTAGGTAGACAAGTAAACAAGGGAGAGCATGGGGTCAAAGTAGTGACATGGATTGATGCCACTGATAAAGACACTGGTTTACCTACAAAACTTTGTAGAAGTAGCACTGTTTTTCACGTGTCGCAAACTACACCTATTCAGTAAACAATAGGTTTATAACCCCTAGAATTCTAGGGGTTATATGCCTAGGGGTTTCCTAGGGATTCATTAACATTTTTTAAGAGGTTTAAACAATGGATAATCATCAAATTGAAGCACTGCAAGTCATTGCAAAGGGCATCATAGAATCGGCAAATTTAAGCCCTACTGGTGCACCTAGTGGAGTAATTTACTCTGCTTTAATGGGGCATGGTGCATCATTAAAACAGTTTCAATCAATTATGGATACACTGGTGAAGTGTCAATTTTTAACCCATGATGCCGAATGCCATACATACCATGCCACTGATTCAGGCATTGCATGGACTAAAAAAATCAACTAAAAATAATGCTATGCCTAGGGTTTATCCCTATGGTATAGTGTTTAACACTATCCTACATTCAATCATCATTCATTCAATAGGTGTTCACAATGAAACAGTATTTCACTTTCAACAATTTGCAAGATGCGTTAAATTATCGGCATGATAATGGTTTAGGTGGTTGGATATTTGCCCCAGAAAATGATAAGTCTAATTTTTACCCTTACCATGATGTAATTCTATTTCCTAGTGAATTCCCTCCTAGTGCAATTTTTAATCACCCTTGGACCAAGGGTCGCACTGGTAAACTGGTAGGGGCTCAATAATGGAAAAAATCGACAAAATCATAGTAGGGGTAAGCCTTACAGGGTTTACTTGTCTAATGCTAATCATAGGGATATGGGGATAAAAACTAGGGTTTAGGGCATTGCTTGCAGTGTCCTAGCACCTAGGCATTTTCCTAGGCTTTCAAATAGGTGTAAACATGGAAACGAAAAACGAAATTGATTTATCACAATTCTATGGGACTGAAAACCTCTATAGATGGAATTCTCTTACTAAATCAGTGCTTACTGATGGCTGCAAATATTTGGCAGAGGTAGCTGGTGCATATTGGCTATTTGATGCTATTAATAGTCATTTGACTACACAAGGGCTAAACGAAAACACTGAATTCGTATCTGTAAAACTCAAGAAAATAGGGGAAACTGATGCCGAATTGACCTTAGATGATGGTAATGGGTTAATTTGGATGACTCAATACATCCCTCATACAGATTTTCCCTTGGACTCTATAAGCCTGTATGCTTGTTTTAATGGCAATGCTTGGACTCATATGCTAACCAGCGAATACTGAAAACCCTTACCCTTTGCTTACAGTGTAGGCAAGGGGTTTTTTTAACTTTGAAAGGTGTAACCATGACTTTAGACGAACAAAAAGCCTTTGTAGAGGCTTACGATAATACATTTTGCGATATTTCCAAGGTTAGAGTAGCTAAGATAGTTTCTTGTCATATCAATAAATTAGACCTTAGTGAATTTCCTGTTTATGAGTTGACTTCAGTTATTGATGCCCTTGGAACATGGCACTATGCCTGTGCATGGCAGATAAAACAATTTCAAAAGGTAATGGCGTGATATACGCAACCATTGCATTACTTTTAAGAATAATCCTCAGAAAATGAAAGACCTAAAATGAAAATCCATAAATTTTACGACCCAAAATATAACCCTGAATTTCCATACTGCATTGAGGTTGTCGACTCTCGTGATGACTTTGATGAAGTTATTGAGGTTTTATGGTTTGCCACTAAAGAAGAACAACTTGCAGAATACGATGTATGGCTTAGAGACTGCCAACCATATACAGAACACTAAGTTAGTAAGCACTTCCTATTTCAAGCCCTTCGGGGCTTTTTTCTTGCCTACTGCTACAGTGGGAAGTCTTCAGCCCTAAATTGCAACTCCTGAGCGTATCTAAGCCTATCTAAGACCCTGTTTTGTATCTGTTGACGTGCAACTATGGTTTTCTGAAATCTTGCGCTCATTTCGTCTATTTCATCTTTTGACCATAAAACAATCTTTTCGGCTTTTTTCTCCAGTCTTAAACGAGTGAAATCGGCTCTCTCCTGCAAAGTAAATAAGGGTCTATTACTCAATGACTTATTGCAGTCTCCACATGAATTAACAAGGTAAAAGCCTATTTTCCTATCTTTAAACCATTTAAAGTCTTTTGTATCCAGCCATGACAAGGGCGGACAATGGTCTAACTCTGCCCAATTATCTCCACAATAAAAACAACCCTTTCGGCTACTCCAGTGCCTTTCATATCGTGAGCCGTATTTTTTAAGCAATAAAGCCCTGATTTTTTGCTGTGTTAGACCCTTTGCCATTCTCTACCCTCTTGCTATGTATTCCCATGCCATTAAAAGCCGCTTCTAGGCACTTTTAAAGCCTTTTTAGACACTAATCTGCCACTGTGCAAAGTCCCACATATTCAAGGTTGTCATCTGACCGCAAACCGATAGCATGGAAATGCACCGCCCAACGTAGGCAAACCCTAAACCCTTCGCTTAGATTACCTTCACCTATTGCCCGAATAGCTTCGTATTCAACTGGGTCAAACTTGATAACGATTCCCTTTTTTTCGTCATTGTCAGACATTGGATTGTCTCCAGTATTCAGCAATTAATAGGGCTTCTGCCCTGTTTATGTCCTTTTTTAGCTTAAGTGGCGCTTTGGGAAACAGTTTCCTAGCTAGGTCTAATGCCTCATTTTTGTCAGCAGTTAACCCAAAATGCTTTTTCCATCTTTGTGGGGTGACTAGGTGAAAAGGGTAGTTTGTAAGCTCACAGACTGCACTAATCACACCTACGGCACGACCAAAAGAGAATGTGCTGCTAACCCCTTGATTCGGCATTGAGTGGACTTGCTCCATACAAATCTCTGCTCCTTCTTTGGCATCGACAATAGATAGGATTCGACTTTTAAACACCAATGCTCTGATGTGCTTGTCTAGGTGTTCAATGTTGAAACTGTCGATGTATTCAGAATTGTGGTTAATTGCCCCTAAAGCGCCGTTGACGCTGCCAGGGTCGATACCTATGTAAATCATTGATTTTCCTTGATATTTTTGCGTCTTTGTGCTGTTGCTCTATTGTTGCGCCTTACAGCCATTCCAAGCTCTTTGGTTTTTTTGTCATAAGACCAAACAACATCATGGACTAATCCACAATCACAACAAGCCAATCTGTAAAGCTCATCAAGCGGAACGACAAAGCCTTCTTCATCATATCTTTGGACATATTTTGTCATTTATTCCCTTTGATGTTGTTCATGCGCCAACGCAATTCATTAACGGCGGGTAACCCACGCTTTTTCTCGATGTCGGATAAGGTCTGCCACCACCATGCGGATGCTTTCATTTTCCCAAGGTCTTTGGTTTTCCTCTTGTGTCTCGCTATCCATTCCTTCGCCTCCATCTGCTTCAATGTCTCCAGTAGCTGTAAGCGCTCGGGTTGTGTCAGCGTAGCTAAGTTGCGAGGTTTCCCTGCATCTGTCCAGTAGTTGATTGGCTTCATGTTTCGTCATGCTACTTTACCTTTGAACCCTTCTCTAATCATTTTCAGTATTTCAGGGTTTGCCTTAGCAAGTTTTGCATCTTCATCAAGTTTTGCAAGGGCAGGGTCACGCTGTGAGCTTGAGGGTACTGTCGTTCTAGCAATGTCAGCCTGTTTAAACACTTGCTTTTGGTTTCTCACCCAATTACGCCATGTTGCTTGCCAATCCAGCTTTGTAGAGCCTGAACCCGCTTTTGCGCTCCAGTAATCCCTAAACTGCTCACCCACGCTCCGCAAATCTAAATCGGGTCTTTCCTGTCTAGCCCAATCTGCCCATTCTTTTGGCAAAACCCAATCAGCAGAGAGGCGTGAGCCTCTTGTTCCCTTTACTGTTGGTTCTTGGTTAATGGTTCTTGGTTCTTGGTTAATGGTTAGTGGTTTATGGTTAGGTGGAGCTTCGTCTACGCTTGGTTCACGCTTCGTGCGATTTTCTTTACGCTTTGCTTCTCTTTCATCAGCGATTCGTTTGTTTGTATCTGCATTTTTATGATAGTTCAGTAGTTCTTCAAGAACCCTATCCTGCACATAACAGCCATCCTTATCCAGCTTGAAAAACCTAGATAAAACAAACTTTACCGCCTCTACTTCTGCTTCAGTAGATGCCCAAGTCCATTCAAGTGCCTGTTCTGTTGTGGGGAATACTTCTCTGTCATAGCACGAGTCAATAAGAAGCGTATACGCTCCGTGTTGAAGCATAGTTAATCGACCTGCTTTTTTAGCATAGTCACCAATATTACGTTTGTAGTAGTGCATATAAAACCTTACGTTTTCGGTTGCCGTTACTGAAGAAACACTGGCAGGGCGGTAACGAATCGCCTTTTCCCCCGCTAAAGGTAGCCAAGTTTCAAAACATTCTATCCAGTTTTCTTTTGTTTTTCAATGGATTTAGCTAAAAATGGTCGCAACCATTTAGCCCCTCCAAGTCGTTTAAACTCATTCCACTCACTTAAAGTGGCTCGTACAGCAATGATCTTGCCGCTTTTGGTCATTTCACTTTTGGGTCTTGGCATAGGGGATGGATTGTGTAGTGTTTAACAAATACCACAATTAGGGTTTATCCTAGTGTACAACACTACAATCTGTGTAACACTACGAGTTCTTTACCAACACTTTGAAAGGCGTGAACATGGAACTGGACATAGATTTTTGTGACCTTGAAATAGACATCAAGGCTTGGGTCGAATGGGAATATGACCCCGACTACTCTCCCAATGAGGGAGTCTACGATAAATTCATTTGGGTAGCTTATTTACAGATAGGCAATAACCGCATTGACATCACCGATGAACTCTCTGCCAAGGAGTGCAAACAAATTGAAAAACAGATTGAGGAGTCTATCGATGACAGCCTTTAACAAAGCCGTTTGGGAATCCTACCAACAACTTAATGATGATGACGTTATGGATGCCATCCAAGGCTCTGTGGCAATCCCTCTTGCCATCAAAACAGGTGACTGGGAGTATGCCTTCCAGTTCATCAAAGAACGCATTGACAACAAGATGACTCGCAGGGCTGAGTTTTACTTGTACAGCAAGACAAAGACACCATCAATTGATGATGACGATGAACTGCGTACCTTGCGAACCATGTGGTTGAAAGACGAATACAAGGGAGACAAAGATGAAACTTAAAAACACCATTGCAACAATCTTAGAGGAAAGCCAAGATGAATATTTTTGCCAGTTTTGCACAAAGCCTAAAGTTGGCTCTCTCCCGATCTGCTCATGCTCAGGGAATTGGTTCAAACTTGCCGACTTTGACTTTGATACCCAATTCTCAATTGCCCAACAAATCTTCAACTCACAGAAAGGTACTGCCAACAAAGAAACTGACTGACCCTGAGTTTGTATATACAGACTCAACCAAAACAAACATTTCAAAAACTTTTCAAAATTTTAAACAGGAGTGAACATGAGTGAACAAAGCAAAGCCAACATGGGCGTTTACAGGAAACTGGCTGATGCCCGAAGAATGATGCGGTCACGCACATTAAAGAAATCAGGACACAATAAATTTGCAGGGTATAACTACTTTGAACTTGGTGACTTCCTGCATCCAGCATTAGAAATCTTTGACGAACTAGGGCTGATTAGCATTGTGTCTTTTACCAAAGAACAAGCGGAACTTTGCATAGTCGATACAGTTGGCGGTGGAGAGATTATCTTTACTTGCCCATTTGGGTCTGCGGCTCTTAAAGGTTGCCATGAAGTGCAAAACATGGGTGCTTGCCAAACCTACAACCGCCGCTATCTTTACACGCTTGCGCTTGAACTTTTGGAACACGATGCGCTTGATTCAACAACAGGTTCAGGCAACATCGAAACGATTGATGTAGGCATGATGATTGACCACTTGGCGGCTATTGAAGCCACAACAACTTTAGAGGAATTGAAGAATGTCTACTCTGTTGCTTACTCTGCTTGCGCTGGTGATAAAAGTTGGCAAAAGAAAGTAATTGATGCAAAAGAAAAGCGTAAAGGAGCATTGAAATGAGTGATATTGAACAAGGCACACCAGAGTGGTTTAAACAGCGTTGTGGCAAGGCTACTGCATCACGCATCTCTGATATTGTTGCCAAGACAAAGACAGGCTACAGCACCAGCAGGGCTAACTACATGGCTCAACTGGTAGTCGAGCGTATGACAAACCAAGTAGCAGAGTCATACACCAATGCGGCTATGGAGTGGGGTATCGAGAATGAACCCTTTGCTCGTGCCGCATACGAGGCTAAGACAGGCAATATGGTCGATCAGGTAGGTGCTATTGACCATCCAACTGTTCCCATGTCTGCCGCCTCTCCTGATGGCTTGGTTGGTGATGATGGATGCCTAGAGATCAAGTGTCCCAATACGGCAACTCATATTGACACTCTCTTGGGTGAAGAACCAGCTAAGAGATACTACGATCAGATGCAATGGCAGATGCGATGTGCAGATAGAAGTTGGTGCGACTTTGTGAGTTTCGACCCACGAATGCCCGAACACCTACAACTGTTCATCAAAAGAATCGAGCGCAATGATAGGTATATTGCAGAACTCGAAATGGAGGTTATCCAGTTTCTTGCGGAAGTGGATGACAAGGTTAAAAAACTCAATGAAATTAAGGTGTAAATATGGAACAGCGTGACAATTCAGGTGTCCTTTTTAAGAACGACAAAAAAGAGACAGGAAACCAGCCCGACTATAAAGGTAACATCACAGTTGATGGTCAGTCCTACTGGCTCTCAGCTTGGATTAAAGAGGGTAAATCAGGCAAATTCATGGGTCTTGCAGTAAGTCCTAAAGAAGAAGCCAATACTTCCTCACCCAAGAAGAAGTCTTCCATAGAAGATATGGAAAGCGATATCCCGTTCTAAATCAAAATGGGGAAAGCGTAAGTGAGTACCCACTAACTTTT